GCTCTCGCTCCTCGATTCATTTCCCAGCTAGCACGTAGACGATCAAGTCGTGTCCGTGTGAATCCTCCTCAAAGTCAAGCTTTGAGGATTTGCTGCTGAGGTCCTTTCTTGGTGTAATGCCTTATCGGACTTTAGTCTTTAAATCCTTGCCATCGGAGTATCTATGCCTGTACGCACCCAACTCGAAACCTACAAACGAGGTGACGGCCAGAAAGCCGCCACTTTTGTTGAAGAGCTCGTGTGGACTCACAGTCCGCGGAATGCGTCTGGCAAATTGATGCTTCAAGCAAATCGCATGCGTCACCTCAAAAGTCGGCTTATGACCAACACCGCATCAGACCCATCGGGTCTGGTGGGCTCTGCTGATAATATTGCCACCATACGAGGTTACACATGGTTTTCCAACGCTGAAACCTTGGCCCGTCAAAGGGCTTACGGTAAATTCCGAGGAAAATTGATGGAAGGTAGCGCCGCTTTGGGCGTCACGCTTGCCTCCTTAAGGCAATCGCGTGAAATAATCGAGAAGAGGGCAAATCTAGTCGCTTCATCAGCCGACGCACTCTCCGCCTTGGCGGAGAGAAACATGCGGCGTGCTGTAACGAAAAAGATGGCTGACTCTTACCTCGAGACCGTATTCGGATGGGTCCCCCTGATTTCGGATATCCATGCTTCGTGCATGACCGTCATTCAGAAGGCCACCCCAACTGAGTACGTCAAAGCTTCTGCCATGGTGCAAACTAGGTTCGAGGACGATCAATCCCGACCTGGCTGGCATACCAGCAAAGTGACGTACGATGGCACAGTCTCGTGCAAGTTTGCCACAGGGGTACGGGTTACTAACCCGAACTTGTGGCTGCTGAATCGAGCCGGACTGCTGAATCCAGCCGCAGTGGCCTGGGACCTAGTTCCCTGGTCCTTCGTGATCAACATGGTCACGAACGTGGGTAGCCTTGTTAATTCGATCTCTGATTTCTACGGATTGACGTTTGAGAATGCAAGCACGACCGTAAAATGGCACGGTGGTCGCACGGCTTCTCGGGATAACATCTATCCTGGGACTTACTCCTTTTCCTTTTCGGATTTATCTGAAGGGAAGTGGCGAGATTTGGGCGTTCCCGCCTATCCGCGTGTCCTCCAATTTCGTACGCCTGAATTCTCATGGGCGACAGCCGGCATTGCCGCGTCGCTTTTGATTCAGAAGGCGAACTTAGTTGGAAACCTCCTCGGGAAGATCATCCCGGATCGGAAACCTTAACTTATACTGGAGATACATATGCCTCAGGCAGCGAACATCGTTATCAATAACGGAGCTGCGACACCCGTCGCGAAGACCTTTACCCTCTTGGCCCCCGCAGCCGGCTACGATTCCGTAGCCGAGTGGGCGCTTAAAGAAGGCACCATTTCGTCCATGTTCCCGCGGTTGACCGCGAGTCAGAGCAAGTCGAAGGGTGCTGTGAAGGCACATGTGACACGCATCAAGCTGGCGCATCCTTATGGCTACACTGATAGTACCTCGGGACAACCCGTGGTCCTCGGCAACGCCTTTGGAGAGACGAAGCTCTGGTTTCCAGCGGATTTCCCTGAGAACCTGAAGAATGATGTGATTGCGTTCCACGCCAATGCCTTGGACAGCGCGGTAATTCGCGGCATGTCCCAAGACGGTGCCCCGGCGACCTGATGGAAGTCGATTCGGTTCTCGTCTTTGGCACCCTGGGGGCTTTTGCCCTTGGGTACATTATTGGTAGAATTTAGGAACACAAATGTCACAACACGTAGTACACCAAGTGTGCGACGTCCTGGTAAGCTTAGCTCGCCAGGTCGACTCACCTCGTGCACGGGCAGTGGAAACGCTCGCCCGAAACGGTGAATGGTCACAGCTTCAAGCTCTCACCTCTGTGGAACCAGCAGACTACCTGGATAGCGAGCACTACTTCCGTGATGCAATCATCACTGAATTTGCTCGAAAGTCTCCCCCGTTAAAGGGCGACCTCTATCAGACAGCTGTTGACGCATTTTTTAAATGCGAGGTTCAAAACGCCGCCACGAACGCCAGACTATCCAAGTTTATCGGATTACAGGGGCCCTTCGGCCCCTCCGACCTTGCGCTTTACCCGTTTATTCAGGTATGGCGGAAAAAGATAGCTGTCGTTTTGGGTGCGCTACCTATGGATTTGGACTTCAAGTTCAGTCCCGGGTCCACAGTGAGCAACGTTGGTCGTGAAATAACAATTCCCGATAAACTCGCTTCCGAGCCTACCGTCTATCCTGCTTCTACAGATTTCCTCCCCTCATACTACATGAGGACCGCCTGGGGTCGCGCAAATGAGCGTGCACCTCAGGTGGTGTCGGAAAACCACTTCTTCAGCGTCCCAAAAGACGCTCGTAAGGATCGTGGCTGCTGTAAAGAGGCCAGCTTCAATATCGTCCTGCAGAAATCTGTTGGGGCGTACATGAAGCACCGGCTAGTCCGCGCCGGGATAGATCTCAAGAACGGTCAGGGCCGCCACGATGCACTCGCACGCAAGTGCAGCATTAGCGGTGACCTTGTTACTCTTGATCTCAGTAACGCGAGCGATACAATCTCTCGCAAATTGGTGCAGCTTCTCTTACCGGAAGATTGGCACCTGTTGCTGAATTCTCTTCGAGCCCCATTCACAATGGTGGACGAACGCCGTTACTTTCTGGAGAAGTTTTCTTCCATGGGTAACGGGTTCACCTTCGAACTTGAGACGCTAATTTTCTGGACTTTGGCCGAAACCTGCTGCGATATGGTTAAATACCACGAACAGGGGTGCGCAAAGTACGGCGAGGGTATCAAAACCCGTTGCCTATCATACGGAGATGACTTAATTCTCCCAAATGACCAGGACGTTCTAGCGCTCATGACGAAGGCCATGCAGTTCTTTGGCTTCACCGTTAACACGGAAAAGTCATGTACTACAGGTCTCTTCAGAGAAAGCTGCGGGGGGGACTACTACAAGGGTATCCGCGTTCGCGCGTATTACCTTACAGTCTACCCAGTGGAACCGCAGCATTGGATCGGTGTGATCAACGGGCTGAAGGCGCTCCGTCGTCCGAAGCTCACTCGCGCAGCAATTGCTTGCGCGTTTAAGAACTTGCCGAGCCATATAGCCAAACTTCGAGGCCCTGCAGTCATGGGTGACATCGTCATCCATGAGGAGAACCCACGTAAGTGGACTATTGCAGAGGAGGAGTCCTGCCTGTTAGATGACCGCGGTTTTGCCATCAAACGGTGGATCCGGACATTGAACGTGTCTCATACCGAGAAATCGGTAGAAATACACGTGGACCGGTGGGAACCCTCATGGTGTGGGTACATGGTGAAAGCCTATGTACCACTCTCCAAAAACATCCCTTTGAAGAAATGGCGGGCCGACGTACAGCTTGCGAGTGCGCTGTACGGTACGGGGGAGACGGTCACTCGTCGCGGAGAGATCCGCGGCCATGCTGTAAGGCATGTGTTCGTACCGTCTTCCATGTTGCCCCACGCAGGGGAGCACCTGTCCAAGTCGCGCCAAGGGGCGCTAGCGGCAGAATTGCTCTCCCTACTATAG